AAAAAGCTTTCAACCAAGGCCTAATATCAACATGAAAGAAATCACTCTGCGCAGAAGGTAATAATTCATCCTCATCTACAATAGAATCATCATCTTCACACTGTAATTTCTCACAAGGACACAAAGCAAAATTTGCCTTATGAATGTCACAATAACCACTTTCCATAAAATGCACAACACCTTCTTTCTCAGTATCAACATTATTATAATGTTTAGACTGAATATTTAATAGAAAATGTTGCAATTCATACATGCTCAGCGGTCGCACTTTAACAGAAGGAGAATCCCATGTACCAGAGTCAATGTTCCAAACAACTTCATTATTTTTACCATTAACATTCTTGTACATACGTGGAACAAAATCCCACATTTCATGGAAAGTGGAATCACCACAACCTTCTAACATTGTGGTGCCCAACTCACGGTATTGTTCCTTGACCTGAACATCAAGAAAAATATACCGTCTCTTAGCTCCACTTTCCTCACGGAAAATGGTTGATAAACCAGCATCACGAACATTAGTGGTTAAAATTACATATTTACACATAAAAGGAATCATACCCTTATTTTCCAATTCGGCCTGTTCAGTCGTATAAGGGACAGATCCAATCATGTTAATACTTTGTTTCAAAGCACCACCACCATCATTCTCTAAAATCTTAGTCTTAAATTGACCCACATCATCAACTACACAAATTTCATGAGAAACCCGAAATTGTGAAAAATAAGCATCATTAGGATTATACGAATATAACAAAGATTTATCATAATCCTTGTTAGACTTACCTAAATACTTTGCATTCTGATATAACATAGTACATAATCGATGAATCAAAGAAGATTTACCAATTTTCGGTGTACCATGCAAAACAAAACCCAAAGGAGGCTCTCTTTCAGCATTAACTTTCATTTTATCCTGAACACGTAATTTGACACGTTCAAGACACAATCGGTGAGTGCGAAACATGCTACACATATGAACATCATCTTTCAATATATGAGCATACTTCACATTTCGATCACACAAATTGTCAACTAAGGTTAAATAATC